CGTGGACCCAAAATGAGTCCCGATTGGTTTGGATGGCAAAATTGTCTAGAGGGGTTATCAGTACCCGCAATCCCTTACCCACACGAATTACTCGAACTTGCAGTGAAAGATTTCAAGGAACCGTTGATTGAAATATATCAATCGGAGTTATGGAACGACACTCGCCCATTAACAGATGGCGAGAATATGTGTGGGATCCCAGGAAAGAAATTCGTAGACGGTATTAAATTAAATACTGCTATCGGATTTCCTTTGACTGGGAAGAAAATTAAGTACATCACAGAGTGTGCTGAAGGTGAAGAAAACACCCTGAATCGAGCATTCACAAAAGACGTAATGGACGAAATTACGCGTTGTGAGGATTGCTACAAAGCGGGTGAAAGAGCCTATCCTATTGCAAAAGCTTGCAAAAAGGATGAAATTTTGGCAAAAGATAAATGTCGTATTTTCTATGGTAATGCAATTGCGTTAACATATTTAGTACGTAAATATTATTTGCCTGTACTAAGGGTTATTCAAATGAATCCCTTAGTATCTGAGTGTGCAGTTGGTATCAACTGTCACGGACCAGAATGGGAAGAGTTCTATCAACATGCCACTAAACATGGTATGGATAGACTCTTTGGAGGAGATTATGGAAAGTATGATCAAAAGATTCCGTCTCAATTAATATTCGCAGCATTGCGTATAATGATTGATTTTGCGAGGGAATGTGATTATACTGAAGAAGATCTTAGTGTTATGGAAGCTATGACGGGCGATATTGTGTTCGCTTACATTGCTTTCAACGGAGATCTTATTGGACTTACGGAGGGAACCCACATTAGTGGGAATTCATTGACCGTTGCTATTAACGGTATTTGTGGAAGTCTAAATCTCCGGTGTTATTATTATAGTCAATATGAAACGACCTCCTTTGGGGAAAGGAGGAAATTTCGTGATTACGTTTCTGCTATGACTTATGGGGATGATAACATCGGTTCTGTACATAAAGATGAACACAAATTCACAATCAAAGGTATCTCAGAATTCCTGGCCAACTATGGCCAAATCTACACGATGCCGGATAAGGAGAGTGAATTGTTGGATTTCCTACCCGCAGAGCAATTCGAATTTTTGAAACGCATTAGCGTTTACCATCCAGAATTAGGTCACCATGTTGGTGCCTTGCTGGATAAATCGATATTTAAGTCTTTGCATTGTTTTATGCGACCTAAAGGTTGTGTGAACACGGAGGAGGAGGCTTGCGCCATCAATATAGATGGTGCAGTGCGCGAATGGTTTAATCATGGAAAGGACGTCTATGATTTACGTTTGGCGCAAATGAAGGAAGTCGCTGCTCGGGCAGGTATTGATCACATCACAGCTGAACTAGATGTGACATACAAGATGAGAGTCGACAATTGGAAGAATCGCTACGACCATGAGTACCAAAAGTACGCATTGTCGCTTGGCGATGTCTTTGATGGAATTGAGTAAACCTTAGGGTTTACTCGATCCGGGCCACTAGTCCCCCGTTAAGAGACTAGGCGCAGTAGCTATCTGCGTGCGGAGCATAGCAAAATAGCATATACGTGTATGGATTACTAACTTACAGAAAAGGTATTGAAAAGAACCTAATTGTGAGTGAAGCTTCACGTGTATAAGATTTAGACCTATTTAGGTAGAGTTTGTCTGCTCAAAAACATTTTCCCACCATGCGAATTGAGTACATCACATGGATACGGACCTGTACTTACTAATCCAGCAAAACAAACACAAGGCAATGTGTATAATATTCCATTTGAGATCCAATCTGGATCTACTGCTGACAATAATATTGTCAAGTTGTCTAACAAGGCAACTTATGAGAATGTAAATTTCTCGGACCAACATGATCCGTATTTATATACTGTGGATTCTGTTATGGACCCAACGAGGAAATTACAAGATGCGGATGATGCGACATTGGAACACTTCTTTTCACGACCTATTAAGATTCACGAAGAGGAGTGGTCCACATCATCTGTGCTGGGTTTTTCTATTGACCCATGGAATTTGTATTTTACAAATCCCCGTGTGATTAATAGAATTGCCAATTATGCATTGTTGCGTACCAATTTGATGATCAAAGTCGTTATTAACGGTAATGGTTTTCAATACGGACGCGCAATGATGTCGTATTTACCTTACGATGCATTTGACGCACTTAGTGCATCAGCAGGTTTAATACAAAATGACCTCATACAAGCCAGTCAACGGCCAAGGATTTTTCTAGACCCAACGCTTTCGACTGGTGGGGAGATGAAACTCCCCTTCTTTAATTATTCAAATTCTTTACGCATTGACACATCTCAATGGGGTGAGATGGGTGTTTTATATTTCAATTCATTAAATGAATTGAAACATGCTAACGGAGCTAGTGATAAAGTCACTATTTCCGTGTTTGCGTGGGCAACAGATGTGGAGATGAATGTTCTTACGTCGGTGGATCCATCGACGTTGTCTCCCCAGAGTGGTAAAGAAATTGATGAGGCTAACACCAAAGGTGTTATCTCCGGCCCAGCTACGAAGGTGGCTAAGGTTGCCGGGATGATGCGTAATGTACCATATATAGGTCCATTCGCATCTGCAACAGAGATAGGAGCGACAGCTACATCTAAGATTGCAAAAATCTTTGGTTATTGTAGGCCACCGGTTACTAAGAACCCGGAGCCTTACAAACCCACGGCAGTCAGTTCGTTGGCACTGACTAATGTGCCAGATGGTACGCAAAAGCTGACAATCGACGATAAGCAGGAGTTATCCATTGACCCGCGTATAGCGGGACTCAATGGTGTGGATCCTTTGAATATTGTAGAGATCGCTAAACGCGAGTCTTATTTGACTACATTTTCTTGGAACATAGGCACTGCTCCTGAAACTCTTTTATGGAATTCGCGCATTTCACCTGTTACGTGGGCGCAAACAACAGTAGGAGAAACTACAGCATATCATTTTCCAGCGTGTGCTATGGCAGCTTTGCCATTTCGCTGGTGGACCGGTACGATGAAGTTTAGGTTTCAAATTGTCGCATCGAGTTTCCATAAAGGGAGACTCAAATTCGTATATGACCCAAATTATTTGGCATCAAACGAGTATAATACCAATTATCTGAAGATTGTAGATATTGCAGAAGAGCAAGATTTTACATTAGAGATTGGTAATGGTCAGAATACCACTTATTTGGGACGAGCGAGGCCTGGCCTCGACTCACCCACCGAGGTGTTTTCTACAACTAATTATACATCCAAAGGACCAGGGAATGGTATTATTGGTGTTTATGTAGTTAATGAACTGACCACACCCAATAGTACGGTTAACAATGATATTGAAATCAATGTTTTCGTTTCTATGGGTGATGACTTTGAGGTAGCAGTGCCTGACAAACATTTTCAAAATTTTGTTTTCGCACCTCAAAGTGGTTTTGAAATTCAATCAGGAATTGTACCTGATGGACAAAACACAGTAGAACCCAGTGCACCGCAGCAAGAATATGCGGATTCATTAGGTCCTGGCGGACAAGACGGTAGTAAAATCAACCATGTTTACATGGGAGAATCTGTACAATCTTTTCGCACAATGCTTAAGCGATATGTGTTACATTCAAGTATCGCACAGGTGTTGAACATACCCAGAATTAAAGCTGGACGTAGGCCCCATTTGCCTATGTATCGTGGAGCTGTACCTGGTGCAGTATCTACTACCAGTTCTGGAACACCTTACAACTATTGCAATACATTATTATTGCATTGGGTTGTTGGTGCATTTTCAGGATGGCGTGGATCAATTAGGTATAAGTTGATTCCACGTACCGCATTTGATGTGGTAATGCACGTTGAACGTGCGCGGTATGCATTTCAAGACACAGCTTATTTAGATAATGATTTATCTATAGCTGCGCTTAATGATGAAACCGCTAGTAGAAGTGTGATGACAACTGAATTTGATGAGCCTTCAACAGATAGTCCGTTACCAGGATATAATGGGAAAGCTTATACAAATTCACGTGTTAATCCAATTCTGGAATTTGAAGTACCTTATTACTCAAATTACAGATTTACACCTGGGAAAACAGCCAACAAAACCACTAGACAAGAATTTGAAGGTGGGTTTGATTATAGGTTGTATATGACAGGGGATAATACTTCTATCGTTGATGTATACGCGGCATCTGGTGAAGATTTTCAGACATATTTCTTCACTGGTTTGCCTCGTATGTATTACGAACCAATACCAGCAGCAGTGTAGATGCTGCGGGAGATAAAACTCCCTAACAAATATAGTTTTATAGATTACCTATTAATAATCTAACCATACTGTGGCCGTATGGGAGGTAGCGAAAGCTGCTGATTTGGTCGCGCCGAATGAATTATGATAACTAATTTTTCCTGCGCGAGCAGGTTTTCAAGGAGTCACAATTTTATAGCGCGGTCAAGATCTATGATGAAAATCATAGATAACCGGTGCCCCTCACCATTGTACGAGGGGGCCGGCGCTTTGGCCTCCAGTGCAAAA